AGGAGTAGGAGTAGGAGTAGGAGTAGGAGTAGGAGTAGGAGTAGGAGTAGGAGTAGGAGTAGGAGTAGGAGTAGGAGTCGCGTTTGGTTTGGCAGATCTGCAGTTCAAATAATCGGCCGGCAGGAGGCCTTGCGCCTGCGCCTCTTGCCACGTGACCGGATTTATGTTGCAACTCAAATGGTTGTGGCAGAGCATCATGGGGTAGTGCTGGATGCAGTCGGGGGTGGGCAAACAATTGTTGTGCGCCACGCCGCCGGTCGTGATGTACGCGCCCTGCGACTGCACCTTGTCGGTGTTCAACCACTTGGCGTACGGGTAGTACACGAATCGCCGCTTGCCGCCGATGCGGTAGTAGTACTTGACCGTATTGCAGCACTGCACGTTGGCCGGGTCGGCATTGGCCGCCTTCTCAAAATTGCACGCGCCCGCTGCCCACGTCTTGGCTGCCGTGAGCTGCCCCTGCGTCTTTGTCTCGCGATTCGCGTTGTCGTCGTCCTTCACCCAGTACCGCGGGTACTGGCTCTTGGTCCACTTGTACTTCTCATCCAGTAACCCCGCCGTGGTGAGGGACGAGTGTTTAATGACGGCGTCGTCGTTGGCGCAGCAGCTGCCGGAATTGGAGGGCACATTGTAGTACTCGCCGTTGAAGCCGCCGTGCCCCATGGGCTGCGTTCCTCGGAACGGCGTGCGCGTGACGTTGGACACCATTCTAAACTGGCCCACGGCGCCGACGTTGCGGTGTCCGCCGTTCAGGGAAAACCCCTTGGCGCCGATGCCGGAAACGGGGTCCGCGCGCGGATTTCCGCCACGCATGGTTTTGCGCTTCAGTGTTACAATGGACATGCTATATTCGTATTTGTATTCGTATTTGTATTCGTAGCTACTGTATATTATATGTATATTATAAGTATAACAAAATATAATATAATATGCAAATTCAAAAATATGCAAAAATATGCAAATGCAAAAATGTCTAACTAAACCTTTTTCCAGGCGCACATGCCGGACACCTTCTGCGCGGCAATGTATTGGGCGCCGTCATTGCCCGTCATCGTCTTTCCGCAGCACTTGTTTGCGGGGTACGGGGGGCTGGAGCGAGACAAGTACTTTTTCGTGGTCTGCATGACGCACTTGGCCCCCTTGTTGCGCCGGTGCACGCTGTTCCAGTATTTTCGCAGCCTTGCGTATGTTTTTTTTTCAGTGGTTGCACTGTGTCGTTTTCGGGTTGCCATGAATGAATGGATAAATGGATGGTATAATTATATACGCGGATTATTTTTTTTTGCTAAGCGCGTGGTTTGGACGCGCACGCGGCAATGTACGCATCCAGCCCGTGGGTCGCAATGTACTGCAGGTTGCGCATGGTCCATGCGTACGATGAGCCCGAATGTCCGACCTGCATGTGGCCGTTTATGACAGAGAACATGGGATTGTCCGAGAACATGTATCCCGTGGTTTCGGAGGGCGGGTTGTCGCGCAAATACGTCCACGCGCACGACTCGCGCTGTTGCGTGGTTTTAATGACCGCCTCAATGCCGTCGCGCACGTTGTAGTCAATGTCATAAAGGCGCGAATCGCTCGCGGAACCCGGATAAAAAGAAGAATCGGAGGTCATGGGGTTGGTGTGCTAATAATGCATGATGCCGCGACGGCTTTAAATGCATTTGCAAATTGTGTTTGCATTATCCAAAGGTGGATTCCTGAAACACGTCCAGGTACATGAACCCGTCCTCCTCTTTTTCCTGGGCGTAAATGACGCCCATAAACGAGGTGGTTGGATGCAGCCGGTTGTTTATGAACACGAAAATGGCGTATTCGGGTTCCAGCTTCATGTGCTTGCGAATGACGAACATGAACTGCGCCAGCGTTAGCTCATACGGCACGATGAACTTGTTTTTCTTCAGCGGGTGAATGGCTTGCAGCGCTTCGCTGCATTCCACCACCACCGGAATGCGGTCCGGATGCTTGTTCAATATGAGCGACGCCTTCAGTTTGCGTTCGTCAAATGTCACGGACTTGCGATACTTGCCCAACGGAATGTTTGCCATAAGTATAAGTGCCGCGCGTATATATTATATATAATATATCAACCAAATCGCATTGTATTTATTAGGGTTTATTAGATGAATTATAGTGTGATAAACATAAAACATTTTATGACATATACATCATGTCATGTTACATACTTAATGGGGTTTGTAAATATATAAAAAATTGATTCATAGGATCTCCTGTGTTTATTTATTATGAATTTCTCTCGTATATCATTTGGTGAACACACAAACAACATGTTTCCAGAGGACACAACCGGCATTTTGATCACCCCCGTTGCCAATGTGATCAAATCAAAAAAATCGGGGTCGCCCGACTCCCGTCGCGACTACGACGAGCAGTGCGTGCGATTCATGCGCGGCCAGCCCATGTGCTGGGACGACGACAAGCATAACGGCACTAAAATAGGAGACGTGTTCGGGTTTTACAAGGGCGGCGACTGCGTGGAACTGCATCGCGTGGAAGCCGTGCATGACCCGTCGCATCGCCTGCCGTCGTGGAGCAACAACGTGGGCCAATCGGGACGCAACGTGCTCATGCTGTCGCCCCCCTTGTGCGTTGTGCCGTGGTGCGACTGGGTCAAGTTCGGCTGGCACGCCAGCGGGCCGCTCCTCGGAACTCAGCGCGTGGCCAACGATCCGTCGCGCGTCCAAATGATCCAGTACACCAATGCGGCATTTGGCAAAGGGACCGATTTATAAAAAGAGAAGTTTCCTGTTTCCTGTTTCCTGTTTTCACTTAATATTAAAATTAAAATTCCACCCGAGGTGCATACGTAATACAATTGAAAACCTAAAAAATTGAATTCAATTCAAATAATGAATGAATTCAATACAGTTCTATTACGAGTCAATTATATCCAATGCTTGCAGCCTACGTTCCGGCATACGGCCTTTCTCTCCCGAAATCAGATTCCAAGCCCAATTCCCAGCGCATTCCCGGTCAGTACAAAATGAAACACGCCACCGCATACCGTTCGTACGGGCCTTTCCCCGGGCAAATTCAGTATGCAATCCCTCGTGCCGATTTGGAGACTATTGAAATTCCCAATGATCCGCATGAACACGCATACACCGGAAAGCACTACGCGCTCACCGAACACACCGCCGAAAACAAACTGCGGTCCTTTCCCGCAACCATTTCCGAAGAAGACATGCGAAAACAACATCTCATTCTGTGCATGGAATACAAGGACCCGGACTCAAATGAAACTTGGCTCAAGTCCGCGTACCTCAACCATGACGCCCAAACCGTTTCGCTCATAACAAGCACCAATCGCAAGGACAAACTGAAGAGACCCATTGCAACCCACGAGCAAAACGAGTGGTTTGTCGGTCAATACTACATGACAGCTCCGCTTGCGTTTTGGAGAGAATTGAAGAACCGTTTGGTAAATTGAGAGAAATTCGCAGAACAAAACAAAACAAAACAAAACAAAACAAAACAAAACAAAACAAAACAAAACAAAACAAAACAAAACCATTTTTTTTAGACCAATTTAAACCAATGCGCTACATACATCATACACATGTATACCGCAATTATCATTATAAACTGCACCGGGGCCAGTACGTACAGCTTGTTGGGCCCAACTATGCCCTTTTTTTCCAACACGTGGTCAACATAGTTCATGATCAAAAAGAAGCTGGTGAACATGCACGCTGTCATTAATGATTTGTAGAAATACTTCCAAAACAGGTTCATCTTATATCTGGATCTGGTTCTGGTTCTGGATCTGGTTCTGGATCTGGAATCTTATATAGATCGCATATATTTTTTATTGTGCCACCATTTTTACGCCGGAATACACCGACCCGGGGGAATTGATGGCATTGAACAATTCTCTCGTGTCGTGTGACTGAATCGGCGGGGACCGGTTCTGCTGTGCAACGACCACATGATCCGCATCGGCTTCCACGACCAGAGCCACGTGCCCGTATTTCAGGTCCTCCGTGGGCTTTGGGGCCCAGAACAGCATGGTGCCCGGGCGCAAATAATGCAGGGCGGGCTTAACATACGGGTACACGCGCGTGTACAAGGGTTCAGCTGACGCCGCGGCGTCTAAAGGCACCAACACATGAATGCGGCGAAACATGTCGGCAGCATCCACCACGGACGGAAACGTGAGGCCGCGCGTTTGATTAAAAAACCGGCGCACAAATTCCACACATTCAAACGGAATGCCGGCATCCGTTTTATACGTTTGTTTGTCGTTCGTTTTCACATGCACGACCACATGTGCCGGTGCATTCATTTATTTTATATGATTCACGTATAAAAAAAACTAAAAAATAATGAAGCGATCTTAAGAAAAGCAGCAGCACCACTTCTTGCCCGAAATCAGCGGCAGCACGGTGAGTTTCACCAGCTTGAAACTGCCGTCCAGCATGACCAGCGCCGCGGTTTCTTCCGGTTCGTCCAGCGTCAGAATCAGGATGCACTTCAGCACAAAGTGCAGGAACGCGATCACCGTGTTGCTGTTTAGCGTGACCGATGCCGCTGCTGCATTCTCGGTAAACAGCGTGATGCAGTCGTGAATCAGCGTGAGGAAGTGCGGGGCGTCGCTCATGTCAATCTTGCCGTCCGCCATGATGTTGGCAAACGCGGTTTGCATGACGGAGCCGAGGGTGCGCCGGCTGCTGTCCTGCCCTGCGTACGCGTTCAGCTGCTGCAGCTCTTGGGGGGTGAGCTTGGACTGCAACTCGGCATACACTTTACTGATTTCGTCGCCGATCAGCGACGGATTGTCCAGAATGACCTGCAGCTTCGTGCGCAGGGCGGGCACGTTCAAGATCATGGAAAAAATCACGTCCTGCACCATGCCGACCAAGGGATCTGGCGTGGTTGCTGTTGTGGTTGTGGTTGTTAGAGTTGGAGTTGGCGTTGTTCTTGTTGGCGTTGTTCTTGTTGGCGTTGTTCTTGTTGGCGTTGTTCTTGTTGGCGTTGTTGTTTTTAATGGTTCTGATGCTGCTGCTTCTATAGGCACCATGGTGTGGCTGTTATGTGGAACCGAAATGCCGATCACGGCATTGGCCGTCAAATGGGTATTATTTGTCGCATGACGTATCATGACCCCGCCGCTGGGGCTGATCACGCGCTCGGATTGGATAGGAATAAAATGTTTCGGTTGCTGTTGCTGGTTCCGGTTCCCTTGAGGTTGCTGTTGCTGGTTCCGGTTCCCTTGAGGTTGCTGTTGTTGCTGTTGTTGCTGTTGTTGCTGTTGTTGCTGTTGTTGCTGTTGTTGCAACTGTTGAAGTTGTTGGAGCTGTGAATCCATTGATTGGTTTGGATTTGGATTTGGATTTGGATTTGGATTCCTGCTTAATATAATAAAACTATAAATTTAATTTGTGCTTTTTCCCAATGACACAATCACATGGTTTGCAGCATGGCCGGCGTCCAATTGTGCAAGTCATACGACACGATGCAATTCTCGGTGTGAAACAGGTTCTTGCGCGTGATCACCTCGGACACGCAGACTTCAGTCACGCGACACTTGCTATTGTATGCCACGTGAATGTACCGCATCTTGCGCTTGTATTTTTGTATTGCATCGCGAACGGTTGCAGAGGAGGTCGGTATTTTCCAACCGGTGCGATGAGGGGTCAGTGGATGCTTTCCGGTTTTTACCTGCGCGTACGTCCCGCAGTGCAAGCATTTCAGATCCACGCCCGGGAAATTGGGGTTATTTTTGTTCAAGTTGTGCCACTGGCGGATTCCGCACGTTTGGCAAGGGATGGTGTCACACACGAAGCGCTCGCCGACATCTCCCACCTTTTTTCGGGATTTGCCCGCGATGTCAAGCGTTTTGTACTTGTGCGAGGGCATGGTTCGTTAGTTTTGGTTTCACATTGCCTAGGTTTTATCAATTTTTTTGAAAATGGATAAAACTGAACTAAACTCCATTACGAAATACCCGAGTGCTTCATTTGCGTTTTTTGTGCATGGATTTTTTGCGACGATGCACGGACTTGCGACCGCGTTTTTTGGAACGCGACTTTCCGCCACCTTCACCTATTATTTTTTCCAATGCGTTCAGTATAGAAATTTCAATTTTTATATTCTTTTTATGTGTCGGTGTATGATCATCAAACCATTCCTTATCATCATCTCTTCTTTCATTCGTTCTAATAAACATGTTGTAATAATCACGATACAATTTTTTCACAAACGCGCGAGTAATCGTTTTGTTTCTCAAATATTCATTAATCATTCGTTTTAATTTTGCGATATGTTCTAATACTTTGTCGTCATGGGATCTGAAAATGGAGGAGCTGTACGTTAATCTTAATATTGTTTGGATTAATGTTTTGATTTCTTTTTTCGCAATGTTTTTTGCAATTACCTTTTGTGAAATGGGTTTTGCTGCGCGGCCATCCATATCATCATCAATATAATATCTATACTCCAGTTCTTTGGCGTCCATTCCCATTCCTCTACTCGGCGACACTGTTTCTACTGACATACGTGATACACAATTGTCATATGTTTCATAATCAAGTCTGAATGAGGGATCGGGATCATGTACAACATCATGCAATGTTTGCATAAAACACATCCATTTATCGGGATTTAAATAGGTCAATTCACCGTGTAGAAGTCTATCATGTTCCAAAAGTTGATTGATTGTGTCTGCATACCGGTATTGTTGCGTCATGTCTAAGTTATCAGTTAATAAATAATGTTCAAGGTTAGGACCAGACTTAGTATATGTAATCCTCAGTATTTTACTAAGTGCAGGGGCAGTAATGCCGATTCTAGTTGCCAGTGCAGTAAACCATACATCTTCTGGGTGTTGTTCACACGAAATAAACCACTGTATCAATTGAATAAATTTTTGTTGTTTCAACAATGTTGCAGGTTCCATTTGTTATAAATATTTTACTATACAAAATGTGCATAAAATATTTATAAAATGAAGAGGGGGTCCAAAGGGGGGGGTCCAAAGGGGAAAAAAGGAGGGGGTTTAAGGGCACAACGGCTCGGCCGAGACGTGCCTTGGGGGCGTTCATCGCCCCCTTTTAAAATAGGCTCGAATTACCCCAGCCCGCTTCATTGGCCGCCATGGGCTCAAAGTCCATCATTTGCTGCTGTTGCTGCTGCGGTTGCTGTGGCTGCTGCTGCGGTCCGCCGCCGGAATACATGGCGTTAAAGTCCTTCACCATGCCGCTCATGGCGCTTCCCATGCTGGCCATGCCCATTTGGGCCCGGTTGCTTGTGAGCTGCGGGGGTGGGGGTGGCGCCGTCATGGGCACGCCCGACGCCATGGAGCCCGTGATGGGCTGCGTCACGCGCACCTGGCCCTGGCCCTGCCCTTGCGCTGGGCCGCCTTTATTCCCGTTGCCGGACCACATGTCCACCGCGCGCTCCACCAGGATCTGCGCCTTCTCGCCCAGCTTCGTCTTAATGGAGAACAGGATCATGACAAACACCATGAGGATGTTGATGACGTGGAAGCGCTCGTACTTGATGCCGCTATATGTGGGAAAGTAAATGATCATGCGGTGGATGAAGTAGATGCCGAGCAGCATACCGAACGTCTGCGCGAAAATCTCGGCCATAAGCATGAGACTGCCCTTCTCATCGTCCGGGTCGGGCACGTAATACCGAATGACGTAAATGACCAGGATGGCGGGGATGAACCCGATGGCCACGTACTGCATCATGTTCAACACCTCGCCCTGCGCGTCCTCGTTCAGCCTAAACACTTGCTTGAAAAAGCCGCCGCCCGCGGAAGCGGTGTCCTTTGCGGTGATTTCTATGGCGTCCATACTTATTGCGCGTATGTATTGAGCTTTTATATTTACAATGAAGAGAGAAAATTAAAATGAAAATGCCAACAATGATATAAATGAGTATCGCCCAATTATCCTAGACCCATCGCATACACGCATACCCAATACCAAAATGCTGAAAACCCTGGCAGAGTACAACAAATACCGCATCGTGCCCATTGTGCATCCCACAATCCAGGAATTCCCCATGCGGCACGAGGAGAACCAGTACCTGAATTTAATTGATGATATTCTCTCGGAAGGCACGAAGGAAGAGGGGCGCAACGGTGCCACGTTGGTTGCGGTTGGCGCGGCCATGCACTTCTCGCTAAATGATTGCCGCGTGCCGTTCCTAACGACGAAGCGCCTGGCGTGGAAGACGTGCCTAAAGGAGCTGCTGTGGTTCATTCGGGGGCAAACGGACAACCGGCTGCTGCAGGCGCAAGGCGTGCACATCTGGGACGGCAACAGCAATGGACGACCGGATGGGGATTTGGGCCCGATTTACGGGTTTCAGTGGCGGAACTTCGGCGGCGAGTACCCTGCGAATAATAATGATAATTGTAAAAAGGGCGTGGACCAGCTGCAGTTAATCATTGATGCGCTAAATGATCCCGAGCAGCGCACGTCGCGTAGATTAATTATAACGGCGTGGAACCCGTGCCAGCTGCATGAAATGGCGCTGCCGCCGTGCCACGTGCTTGCGCAGTTCCACGTCACGGACGGCACCCGGCTGTCGTGCTCGCTGTATCAGCGCAGCGGGGACGTGGGGCTGGGCGTGCCGTTCAACATCGCGTCGTACAGCATGCTGACCCACTTGTTGGCGCACCACTGCGGCCTGGACGCGCACGAGTTCATCTACCACCTGGGTAACGCGCACATTTACGATGACCACGTGGACGCGCTAAAAGAGCAAGCGACCAGGGAGCCGCACGAGTTCCCGAGAATCGCAATTCGGGCGCTGCATGATGACATAAACGACTACGAGGTGGGCGACTTTGAAGTGCAGGGGTATCAATGTCATGACGCAATTCCAATGACGATGCGACAGTAACGCAATGAATGCGATAAAATGCATTAAGTGCGCAAAGAATATAAAATAATAGTATCACGTGCATCTATATCCAAATGAGTAGTTCTGCTTCCATATCTGCCGCAAAGAAGCGTCGCGCGAACCAGGTTCAACCAATGCAGCCAATGCAACCAATGCAACCAATGCAGCCAATGCAACCAATGCAACGCCCTCCCGGTCAAGTTCATCCGTCTTTAGCAAATTTGAACCCTGTGCAGCGGCAGCTGTTTTTACAGCAGCAGCAATTGAGAATGCAGCAAATGCAACAGCAGCAACAGCAGCAACAGCAACAACAACAGCCTCAAGGGAACCGGAACCAGCAACAACAACAGCCTCAAGGGAACCAGCAACAGCAACAACAGCAACCTCAAGGGAACCGGAACCAACAACAGCAGCAGCAGCAGCAGCAATCCCAATCCAGACTGTCTTGGCCTGCACCGCCCATTTATGTCATGAAACAAATGGACAATTTGTTGTTCCAACAGAGTCAAACCATAGACGAAATTAAGAATCGCCTGAACTGCATTGAATCCGGGTCCTTGAACAGCAGCAACCAAGAGTTGGATATCAAATCGTGTCTCATGACCGATCCCGAATTTGTGGGCGAAATCGTGGACAACATCATGACCAATTCCAATTTGTCCGAAATCATTGAACAGATAGAGACCGTGCAAACCGAAAACCGAGAACTGCGCGAATTGCTGTACGCACAACAAAAAACCATCAACGAAATAAACATCATGCTGTTAAAACTGATGTCCCAAGGTCTGAAAGGCAACGGCAAAGACCAACAACAAGGCCAACAACAAGACCAACAACAAGGCCAACAACAAGACCAACCACAAGACCAACAACAAGACCAACAACAAGACCAACCACAAGACCAACAACAAGACCAACCACAAGACCAACAACAAGACCAACCACAAGACCAAGAAGGACAAGAAGAGCAAGACCAAGAAGGACAAGAAGAGCAAGACCAAGAAGGACAAGACCCGAATGTCGCGCTTGAAATACAGGATAAATGAATATGAAACCACATTTTTTCGTGTAAATGGTACGAAAAAATATTGTAGCACAAAAATAAGTATTTAAAACATCAGCGCAAACATAGTTAATATATAAACACACCCATGCAATCCGTGTTTGCCGTGATCGTGTTTTGCGTGATGTTATTTATGTATTTGCACATTTACTTCCATTTGAAGACCAGCAACGACTTGGAAGTGTATGAAATAGACCAGCCGTCCAAGGACAAATTAGAGGAGGTGTGCGACCTGCGGCAGCCGGTCATGTTTGACTACGGGAACGAGCGGCTTATGGAATCATGCACGCTGGCTGCGATGCGATCCACGTACGGCGCGTTTGACGTGCGCCTCCGCAACGTGAAAGACCCCGCAGAAGAAGCCGATGCGACTGATTTGTACGTGCCGCTCACGCTGCATGCGGTCGCGGACACGTTCCGCGGCGACAAAAACGCGCGCTACATCACCGAAAACAACGGCGACTTCCTGGAAGAAACCGGGCTCGTGAAAACGTTCAAATACAACGACGCATTTTTGCGCCCGGCCATGGTGTCCAAATGCATGTATGACGTGGTGTGCGCGTCCCCCGGCACCCAAACCCCGCTCCGGTACGAATTGAATTATCGCAACTACTATCTGGTAACGCACGGCACCATTAAAATGCGGCTCATTGCGCCGCATGCCAGCAAGTACCTGTATCCCGTGTCCGACTACGACAACTTTGAGTTTCGGTCACCCGTGAATCCGTGGCAAATACAACCGGAATACCGGGCCGACTTTGACAAAGTCAAGACCATGGACGTGGAACTGCGCGCGGGGCAAATCATTTACATTCCGGCGTACTGGTGGTGCAGCATGCAGTTTCCGGAAACTTCAACCACGGTGTGCTGCTTCAAATATCGCACCTACATGAACACGCTGAGCGTGTTGGACAAGCTGTGCATGTGGTTATTGCAGCAACAAAACGTGAAGCGAGATGCAATTGAAAAGAAAATAGCGCAACCCATGCAACCAACCACAGAACCAATACAACCCATGCAACCAACCACAGAACCAATACAACCCATGCAACCAACCACAGAACCAACCACAGAACCAATACAACCAATACAATCCATTCAACCATCTACGGAACCAATACAATCCATGCAATCCATGCAACTAACCACTGAACCAATGCAACCAATGCAACCAATGCAACCAATGCAACCAATGCAATAATAGGACCAAGCCATCTATTTCTGATTGATTTGATTGATTTCGTCTAAAAATTCACGGGAAGTTAGTCTGGTTTCGGCTGGACACAGCGTGCGCCGAAATAAATTGCGCAGTGGTTCATTCGCAACGGCGTCTATGTAAGATGCGCTTACGTGTCCGTTGGCATCAAAAAACCCGGCGGGATAATCTTTTTTATAGAATACGCATTTGCGCAGTGTCACCATTGTGAAGAACATGAGCCCGAATGACCACATGTCATTTTCTTTACGGTTTACCACCCATTTGTAGGAGTCCATGTGTGCTACGGAGTTGCATCCATTGCCGGTTTCCGGCGCGCAAAACGGTTTGGTTCCGCCGGTGCCTTCGCCTTTATTGTGCAGACCCGCCATGCCGTAATCAATGACATACAGCACCGGGTATTGGGGCTGCGCAACCGCGCTGGATTCTTCACCCTCTGACAGCTCGCTGCTGTCATTCGCGCTGTCATTCGCGCTGTCATTCGCGCTGGCTTCTTCGCCCTCGCCCTCGGACAGCTTGCTGATGTCATTCGCGCTAATACCGCAAATGCACACAAGCGTGTTGGTGGGCTTAATGTCCCCGTGCACGATGTCGTGCATGTGCAAATGGGTCAACGCTTTGGCCATTTGCCCGCACAGCTTTACAATCAACTCGGTGCTTGGTTTATATCTGCGAAACCAAGTGTCCATGGTGTGGGAATGCGCAACCACGGGTTGAATGCTGTACGAAATGTGGTGGAACATGGTGCGCGCCGATTCCGGTATTTTGTCAATACTATTGAGCTGCACGCACACCGGGAGCACGATGTGGTGCTCGGGATCAATGCCGCTTCCGTGCGCGTGCGTTAACAGCCGTTGCACGACAAAATGTTCGGCCACTATTTGCGAATTGTCAAACGCGTGCTCTATCCGCACCATGAAGTCGTTGATGCGAAACATGCCAGTCATTGTTTTCAACCGGCGATACATGTAGAACATTGCGGTCGGATCGTGCACGTCAATGTGGTCGGTATAAATATGGAGGTGCGGACGCCGTCTAATTTTTGCGATGTATTTGGGGATGTCGTCCTTGTGCAACTCATAGCTTCGCATGCATCGCTTGCTGCATTCCGAAAAAAAATAAAGTTGCTGGATGATTGCAATGAGCCGCCTAATGTCAGTTTTTTCGGCGGCCTTCCATTGCTGAATCGCAACGGTGTCACACGGTTCATACGTAAACACAGCGTCGGCCAAGGTTAATGGCGTAATCAGAACTTGGGGTTGCTCTGGCACTGGTTCTGGTTGCGTTGGCACTGGTTCTGGTTGCGTTGGCACTGGTTCTGGTTGCTCTACTGGTTCTGGTTGCGTTGGCACTGGTTCTGGTTGCGTTGGCACTGGTTCTGGTGGGTACATAATGGGAATTGATTTTGGTTGCATGATTACGTTTGCGAACCTTTCAGCGACCCGTTTTATATGTTTGAACATTTAAAAAAGACGCGAAGTATAATTATGGGTTTATGTTTTTATGTTTATATTGTTTGCATAATATGATCCGTAGGTATGACATAAAAACATGACATAAAAAAAAGTAGATGAAGTATATAGTATAGAGTATAGTATATAGTATACTGTAGTAGATGTTACACGACCCACGATTTAAGAAAGCGCTTGAGAATGAAAACAACGCGGTGATATCCACGTTGAACACGCGGAAGATCGCCGCCGAAAAACTGCATCAACTGCGCGAGTTGGCCCTTACCCCCCACGTGTTGCAGGATTACATGACCAAACTGAATGACTACCGCCACGTGGACGATTTAAACGGCTTGACCCACGGGGCATACATCCGCTGGATTGATTTGAAAAATCCGGAGCGAATCACGCTGGCGCGGGGGGCCATCGTGTGCGACATCAAAATCGGCCAAAAGGGAATATCCTTGCTGTGCAAAACGCATCCCAGTCCTGCGATGTTTCACATCAACATGGACGAAGTCATAATTTTTCAGCGGTTGAGTCAGCAAGAGCGCCTGATATTGGTTGCAATGGATTATTTGGATAACGAATCGGATGATGAATCGGATGAACATGATTAATTTAATTATATCATTTTAATTTATATCGCAAGTTATTTAATTTGGCAATGAAAACAAGGCGTCACGGTGTGCATGGTTTCAAAAGAAAAAAATCAACAAGGTCATTGAGGGGTGGTGTGCATGTCACATACGAAGACGGAACTTATGATGGAGAGGTGGATAAAAATGGTAAAAAACATGGCAAAGGAAAAATGACATATTTTAACGGTGAAATTTATGATGGCGAATGGGGAAATGATAAACCGAATGGAATGGGCAAATATGTACATCCCAATGGCACCACAACGTATGAAGGTGAGTTCAAAGATGATGAATTTAGCGGCTATGGAGAATACAAATCCGCAGTGCAGAACAGGGATGGGTACAAAAATTTTAATATTGTGTACCGAGGTTATTTTGACAAGGGTAAAAGAAATGGATTTGGACATTTATACACATCAGGCCGTTCCGGAAGTGGAACGATTTATGGAGAATTTAAAAATGATAAAATGATTCGTGGAACAGGTAGACGATTTAACGCTTCAGGAAGCGGATTTATTGAAGAAGGCGATTTTATAAATGACCAAATTAGAAATGGCAAAAGAATTTGGCCCGACAATGAATACATGTATGAAGGCGAGTTTGATGAAAATGGAGTCATGCATGGAAACGGTTCAACGACTAATGCAAACGGCCGGAAATATGTTGGCGAATACCAAAACGGTTACCGGAACGGATATGGTGTGATGCATTATCCGAACGGCGATGTTTATGAAGGAGAGTTTGAAAATGATGCACCACATGGAAAAGGAAAAAAAACATACTCCGATGGTAAGGTTTATGAAGGACTATTCGTAAAGGGGGAACCACATGGCCCAAATGCGGTTACATCGTCGCGACGTCGCATCTGGGAAGAGATAGGGATGTCAGCTGAGCGCGCAAGAACTTCCCGCAATGGATTATTTGGACGACGACATGGACACTTCTTCGGATGATGACGCGTGATGCAATTTGCATGAATCTTTTAGAGCACGATATTCATCACGAGAAATGATGACGCAATCATCGTCCAAAACCAATTCCGCGTCGTTGGGCTTCGGATTGGGTCTGGCGGCAATGAGATACGCAATTCCGTCCCACGTTTTTCCCAAACACCAGGCACTTAATTTAAACACGACTGTCAGCGTTAAATCCGCCATGAAAAAAATCACCATTTTATGGGTCATATCATTTGGCATATATAATATTTTTGCGAGTTTTTGCAAGTTTTCGTCCCTTGCGGGACTGCAGCTGCGCCCGCCCCTTGCACGACATGTCAAAATATTTCAACCCCTTTTTCCTAAACACGCTGGCCGTGCACAACGCAATCGCGCTTTGAGTGCCCACATTTTTTTCCACGGCTTTGATGCATTTGCACAATTTGGCCGCTAAAATGTCTTCTGCCTTTTTTTGTAGCTCGCGATGGCTCAATTTATCAAATGGCACTTTGTAATACGAGAGAATTTTCTCGTAATCTGTCCTTGTCATGGCCATGGACGGTGGTGCGTTCATTTCAAACCCAAGCAAAAACCAAAATCAAGGTCGCCCCCTTATTAAACCCGGATAAAAGATTTTAAAATGAATCAAATTGACAAAATGACATTAAATAATCCTGCAAATTTTAATATTGACAAAATATATCGCTGGTTTATATTTTGGTTTAGGGGTTTCACAGAATCATGTCCGATGCCCCTAAAAAAAAAATAGTGGTCATTGATGTGGATGAAACCATCGGTTATTTCGTGGAACTGGGCATTTTCTGCGACGCGCTCACCCAAACGGCGTGGAACAATGACAACGCGGCCCAATACGCGCACTTCAACCACTTGATGGACGCGTTTCCCGAATTTCTGCGACCGAACATTTTGGACATTCTGCGGTTTCTGAAGCAGCGGAAGGACGCCGGCGAGTGCTGCGGCGTCATGGTGTACACCAACAACAACGGGCCGCGGGTTTGGGTGGAGCACATCATCCGATACATGGAATCCAAACTGGGCGCGCCGCTCTTTGACCAAATCGTGGCGGCGTTCAAGGTGGACGGGAAGATAATAGAAGTGGGCCGCACCACGCACAATAAAACGTACGACGACTTCATGCGGTGCACCAAGCTGCCGTCCAACGTGGAGGTGTGCTTTTTGGACGACCAGATGCATTCGCACATGGAGCGCGGGAAGGTGTACTACATCCAAGTAAAACCCTATACGCATCAGCTGAGCGTGCAAACGCTGCTGGACCGGTTCGTGCAGAGCGATGCGCTGCGGCGGTCCACAGCTGCAGCGGGTCCCGAGTTGCGCGCCAAGGTGGCGCACTTCATGCAGCGATTCACTGCTGCCCACGTGCCGAAGGACCCGATGGAGCAAGAAATTGACCGCATCATCAGCAAAAAAATAATGGAACACTTGATTGAGTTTTTCAAGGGGTCAAAGGGCGCAAAGAAGATAAAGGATGCCAGACTGGTGAAAACGCAAAAACACCACGCTGAGGTAAGAACCAAGACCATAAAAATTAAAAGTAAACGGTAACAAGTTCAGTTCAATTCAATTCAATTCAATTATCTTGGGTTTTTTTTATGATGGTAAAGTATAACCCATACAACCAATGTTTAATTTTTCCAGTTTTGTGTACCTCGTGTTTTTGTTCTACGTGCTGAGTCCCAACGTGCTGCTGCGCATCCCTCCCAACGGCTCCAAGCACATGGTTGCACTCGTGCACGCCGTTGTGTTCGCCACGGTGTATTACTACACATCCGGCTACGTGGGCGCCATGCTCAGCTCGCTTTAGTTGCTTCGTTGCTTCGTTGCTTCGTTGTGCAATTTAAAAATTTACAAACAGTTGCATTTTGTAAATTTTCAATTTAAATGAATTAAGGTGCTGAACGCACTTTGCGAGTGTAATTGCGTTTATTTGGCGATTTTTGTGAATGCGAATGTGCCCGCCGCCGCTGGGTAATCATTGGTCCGGACATGACAATAAGGTTCTTTTTCGGATTGTTAAGAACGGCACGAATCTTTTTCACTTTTGAACTAATTTGTTGTTTCAGGTGGGTGATGGAGAGAGTATATGCCCGAAGGGGGGATGTTATTTTTGAACGATGCGAATACTGAGTTTTTGACCGTTTTGATCTTGATGGTTTTAATTGTTGCGGGTTTAATTGCACTTTTAATTGCTGCGGGTTCGGGACAACAGCCGTCGTCGGGATCCTTCCACCACGCAAATGTCCCGGCAGTTTTGACGGAAGAACTATTTCTCCGGTTGCATCATCCGTTGCAACTTCAAGGCACATGCATCTAGCCGTTCTTAGCCATTCAAAACATTCCCTCATGGTATCTTCCGCTATTGTCTGAAATGGCATACCATTTGAAAATACGACGGGTTCAGGGTGGGCCAGAAATTTCTGTTGTGCGTGTGAAATGCCCACAATGTGCCAAGACCGCAAAAATGTCCGCGACGGATTAACCGATGATTCATGTAGTTTTTTCCGAATGATTTCAGGAAATTTAATTGGGTCGTGAGTGACATCCAATGTGGCATGATGAATTGTCGCATGATGCTGGTCTCTGACTTCATACCCGACCTGATACGGCATTCTTGAAATAAAATTTTCTACATTAGGGGTGGAGTGTGCAAACGTTGCGTTGTTAAACAGGACGGCCGAGTTTCGCTGGATAAATGCGCTCATTGGTATAACGTTTTTGTCAGAAATATCCCCATCTGTGCGATATCTGCGCGGAATAAGTTGCGGTCCCACCTTCACATGGCCGTGAGGCATGCTGTATAACAATGCAACCGAGGACACAATGTTGCCAGGGGTTAAGTCGTAATGAAATCCTATTTCCCCTGGGCGTCTTCTGCAATATAAATCAAATGTTATATGATGTTCCGGACAAGTTTTAAATTCTGCAGGTGTAAATTTCCGGTAGCTCAGCATCATTTGAAACATGGTGTAACGGATCAAGTGATATTCAATAGCTGTGAAACTGTTGTAATGTTCAAATTCTGCAGGAGTCATAAAAGGAATGGCAATATCATGACTTAGCATTTGCCTTCTTGTGCATGTCATGGTTTGCATGTTAATGCTATACATATAAGGAACTTTTATGGCGTACTTTTGTAGCATACTGTCGGATAACGATTCAGTGGTTTGGAATAAATGATCCAAAAATGTGCAAATGGGTTCAGTCAGTTGTGCAAAATTGACACGAGCCGAAACGAGTTGTTCCATGGGACATTCTGACAGTTGCAAGTTGGCATGCAAATGCACGTTCCGAAAGTCTCCTGCGAACTGTACTATCATGTCGTTTGGATCAATCGTGTTAGGCAATTGCGATACTGCAACGCGGGACAGCGACACGTCAACATAATCTGTATGATAAGTAATTGGAATTACGACGTTTTGCTGATTTTGTGGAACGTACACGTGCAATGGCTCCGTACCCACATCACTGAATGCAATAGTGTGCTTATAGTTTGGGAATGCAAATGTCACTCTGGGGTGATCGCGAGACTCCTCCGTAAGGTGAAACGAAATTTGCTTAACATTTGTTGGGTTCAATCTCAATATGCCCTCATTGATACTACAATCACCCACATTTATGAAATCATTCACGATCCCGCGCGGAGTTAAGCAATATAACACGGACAAATCATAATAGGGGCCAACTTGTGCTTTCTCGTATTGGGTTCCATCGTGCAGATATATGCATTGTGCAGAATCTCGGTCCAGTTGTACCATTTCCATTTGGGTTATGATAATATTGGCAGAAATCATTGCACGTTCAACCGCATCCAACCACACATCAAATGTTTTCTCGTCATCGCTAACTGGCAACCACACATATTGATTTTGTAAATCCTGTATCGCTGAGTATAGCATCTGGTTGTTTTTCCTTTTTTTTTTTATAGTATATGCCAATTGTGCGATATACCTAATAAAAATATCGGGAGAATTCGCAAAAACATCGGCAACATCAACATCTTCCACATTTGTGAACAGTGAATCGGTGGGCTTGACCAACTTATCAATTTTTAACAGCAACGTAACCAACGGAGTGAGGGTTTTTATTACACGATCATTATTATGATATGCCCGATACGGGGTGGTATAAAGGTCGCCATGCGCATTCATTCATGAATATATAATGCACATATATTAAATTAAATTGCATTATGTTGCACTTATTCCACATTCTTAATTTCCGTGCGCGTGGAGTTGTTGAACACGCGATTGGCCAGGTTGAAGCAGTCCGGGTTAACGGGCGCAAACCGCTCGGTTTTAAATAGCAGCGGGTGGGTTTGCTCAATTTGTCGCGAGTCAATGCGCACGTTGTACAAGTCGCTGTCCGACGACGGCACGTATGCCGATTGTTCGGATTTTTGCAGCGCGAAGAACTGGTTGCGCAGCGTGGACTCCACGTTGACCGCCGTGGCGTAGCCGGACCACGGGGCCACGGCGCTGCCCGGGTTGAACACGCGCGCCGGGTTGTACACGGGGTAGGTTGCGAGCGGCACGGTCGCGGGTTTGCGCTGGTCCAGAATGGGCATGGTCGCGTACTTGGTGAGTACCGGGCGCGCGCACAGCTGGGGCTGCAGCGCCGCCGACGGAATGTTGCGGTCCCGCATGCGGCTGCTCAACTCCTCGGTGCGCTCTTGCTGGCAATACGCCACCCCGTGGGGCACGCCATAAAACGGCTCCTGGGTCGGAATTCGGGACATGGACATGGGTGGATTGGATGATGGATTGGATGATGGATTGGATTGTATTTTGTTATTGTAATGTAATGCTATAATATTTATATTTTTTTGAACACTCATTTAAAGCGTTTATTTCATTCTTTATTATTACAATTGCGTCATAGGTATTCGTTCCAGTTCCATGTGCGGCATTTTTTATTACGAAGCAATCGGAATTGGATTGTCGGGCAAGCGCATTTCCACGACCCTGCTGCACGCGCTGCAACAAAATTTTGCTAAAATCTCTCATCGGGGGCCGGACAACAGCCGGTTTGTGGTGGCCGGCCAGCGCTGCATGGGCTTCCACCGCTTGGCCGTCAACGGTCTAACCGCAACCGGCGACCAGCCCTTTGACCTGCTGGGCTGCGAGCTCGTTTGCAACGGCGAGATTTACAACCATCGCGCGCTCATTGAAACGCACGGACTCACATGCGTGGGCGGGTCCGACTGCGAAGTCATCGTCCACTTGTACCAGCTATTTGGCGGCGACATGTGCGCCACGCTGCGGGAGTTGGACGGCGTGTTTTCGCTCGTGCTCATTGACCGCGAGCGCGACTTGGTGCACATTGCGCGCGACCCGTTCGGCGTGCGGTCCCTCTACATCGGCAGTTCCAGCGACTACGATCGCGACATTTCGGTTGCCAGCGAAATGAAGGCGCTGCAGCACTGCGGTCACGTGGAGCAGTTTCCCGGCGGGTGCTTCATGACCTTGTCCAAGCAATGCGACGGCGACGGCGACAACGCAACCCACGCAGCCAACGCAACCAACACAACCAACCGGTTTGTTTCGCACTTGCAGTCCTATTACAAGTGCATTCGCATGGACGAGACCCAAGATGTGCCGTACATCTACAATTTCGGCACGGCGTCTTTGGACGACGTCACATCGTCGCCCGCTGCACTGGAAGCCAGTGCGTGCGCATCGGTGCGCGCCCTGTTTGAATCCGCGGTGCGCAAGCGGCTGATGAGCGAGCGCCCCGTGGGCTGCCTGCTGTCGGGCGGGCTGGACAGCTCCATTGTAACCGCGCTGGTGGTAAAAGCGCAAGCGCCTGGTGCGGTGGTGGACACGTACGCCATCGGGCTGGAGGGATCGGTTGACCTGAAGTGGGCGCGGCGCGTGTCCGAGTACCTGGGCACGCGGCACCACGAGGTGTGCTTGACGGAGCAGCAGTTTTTGGACGCCATTGACGCCACCATTTACCAGATTGAGAGCTACGACACCACCACCGTGCGCGCGTCGGTGGGCAACTACTTGGTCAGCAAGTACATTTACGACAACACGGACAACGTGGTCATATTTTGCGGCGACATGAGCGACGAGATTTTCGGGTCGTACCGCGGGTTCACCAAAGCGCCCAGCGACCACGAGTTCGCCCGGGAAAATACGCGCATGGTGCGCGACGTGCGCTGCTTTGACCTGCTGCGGTCGGACAAGAGCATCAGCGGCGCCGGGCTGGAAGCGCGCGTGCCGTTTGCCGACAAGGCGTTCCTGGAATTCGTGATGAGCCTGCCGCCGTGGATGAAGCGGTTCGGCGACGGCGCCGAGCATGCGGTGGAAAAGCACCTGCTGCGCACGGCGTTTGAGGGGCTGCTGCCGGAGGACGTCATGTGGCGGCGCAAGGAGGCGTTCAGCGACGGCGTGAGCGGGCACGATCGCACCTGGGTGCAAATCATCCAAGAATACGCGGACAAGCGCGTGAGCGACGTAGAGACCGAGTTGCAAAAATTCAAGCACAACGCGCCGTACGACAAGGAGAGCTACTACTACCGAACTATATTTGCCCAATGCTTTCCGGGAAAGGGGCGCGCCGAGACCATCCCGTATTTTTGGAGGCACCCGTTTTGCGAGGGCGTCCTGGACCCGTCGGCCCGGCTGCTGAAGGACGTCTATGTGGCAGAGAACCAAGGTTAAACGCAGTACCTTGAACTCCGCACCTCTCCTAACGGATAACCAAGGCAGAGAACCAAGGCAGAGAACCAAGGCAGAGAACCAAGGTTCTCCGCACCTCTCCTAACGGATAACCAAGACAGATAACCAAGGCAGAGAACCAAGGCAGAGAACCAAGGTTAAACGCAGTACCTTGACTCCGCACCTCTCCTAACGGATAACCAAGGCAGAGAACCAAGGTTAAACGCAGTACCTTGAACTCCGCACCTCTCCTAACGGATAACCAAGGCAGAGAACCAAGGCAGAGAACCAAGGTTAAACGCAGTACCTTGAACTCCGCACCTCTCCTAACGGATAACCAAGGCAGATAACCAAGGCAGATAACCAAGGTTAAACGCAGTACCTTGAACTCCGCACCTCTCCGCACCTCCTAACGGATGAAACTCCCCCTCCACCAATAAAAAAAATATAAGTTAATAAAAAAGAGAAAAATAATTAAAAAAAAATGAAATATCGTCGCTCAAATAAATATAAAAAACAAAAAAATCATAAAAATCATAAAAATCAAAAAAAATCAAAAAAAAAAATCAAAGAATTACGAAAAAATCAGTATGGTGGTGTTTTTAGGGAATTAACCACGTCATCTTCAAACATTGAGGTAACAAGCTTTCAAGATTTCATAGCTATGGTGCA